ATCCTGCAACAGTCCGCATTACCCTCGATGCTATTAAGAACGTAGAGTTCTCGGAAGGGCTCGGAGCGTTCTACATGAGCCCAGACGGGTCGGCAGTCTTTAAGTCTCGTAGCGAGGTTACTAGCACTCTTGCTGATACAGCCACCGAGTTCAACCAGACCACAGGCATCCCATATAAGAACCTCAAGTATGCCTTCGATGACAAGCTCATTATCAACGATGTGAAGTTCAACCGCATAGGCGGCACAAGCCAGAACGTATTCAGCCAAGACTCCATTGACAAGTATTTCCCACACGCTTTGACGCAAGAGAACCTTGTGGCAGAGACAGATGCGCAGGTGTTAGGCGCAGCCCAGAACTATGTCAATACGCGGCGCGAAACCACGATCAGAATAGATGAACTCTTGGTGGACTTGCTCGACCCATCAGTCCCCACAGACACGATGATTGGGCTTGATTACTTCGACAATCTAAACATCACTAACGTTACCCAAGAAGGCTCTACAATCGTTAAGACCTTGCAAGCGCAGGGCTTTGCATGGGATATAACAGCTAACAAGATGCAGGTAGCAATCACAACACTTGAGCCTATTATTGACGGGTTCATATTTAATAGCATCGAGGGTAATGCGTACTGTTGCAGGATCAGCAAGGCAGGTCGCATCGCCTGTGCTTATCTGCCTCATCGAATTAGGGAACTGCACATCGTCCAGAATCTTATTAAGGCGTGTGCCTGTGGTCTGCCCAGCACCTGAATCGGCTACTGTCTGAATCTGGGACATCTGCAATAGACGAAAGCCATCAGTACAGAGAATATCTACATAGGCTGTCTCTTGCCCTGTAGGGAAGGTGTACTTGTAATCATTAACATAGCCAGAGAATAGGAAGTGGTCTGCTGTTGCTGTAGTGGCAGACACACGCAGCTTACGCAATGGCACTAGATAGCCGAAGTAAGGTGAGGCTGGGTTCTGTGGGTTGAAGTAGCCCAGAGGGTCTAGGACACGCACGATAGCCGTACCTGCATCGTACTGGTCTTTCATGACGTTACGTCCACGCCTGATTGAGATGCTATAAACGTCAGGAGTTAGATCAACTGTAGGAATGATTACATCAGATGAGCCAAATGAATTAACCCCAATAACGCCGTTATCAGGTGAACCGATGACAAAGCCCGTACCGAAGGTAGCACCAGAGCTAAAGTCAAAGGAGACTGCTATCTGTGCGGGTAGGCTCATCCAGCAAAGCCGCCAGTTCTGCGGTTGATGTAAGACGAGTCTCCAGTAGATAGAGACTTCTGCTGTAGTCCTTCTGCTATGGCATCTATCAACTTACTGCCATCGCTTGTGATTCTAAGTTCCACAACGTTATTCGCATTAGGGTTGTAGTTAAGCCCTGTGCGGGTGTTGTAGGTAATCATGTTGTCAGAAGGCATAGTTGGCACGTTAGTTGCTGGTGGTGCAATTGGCGCAACTGGTGCTGCGGTTGTGTTGCCGCTTGGTGGTGCTTGTCCGAATGGTGTACCGAATGAAATAGCGGCTGCTTTGCCAGCCAAGTAACTTAGGTAAGCATCTAGGTACTCGAATGGATTCTTTGCGTTAGGAAGTGCAGACAAGAACTTGGCAAGGTTGCCAGAAGCATCTTGAGCTTTAAGAATCTGATCTGTTAGCTGCTTGGCTACTGCCTCGTTGCCGTTAAGCAAAGCCAATTGAGCCTGTACTCGCAGGATTTCCTCTGCTGATAACTTGCCTTTAAGGGCTGCTACCAACTGAATCTGCTCTAGGTCGAAGACTGTTCCAGCCTTCTTGAGAGCGGTCTGCTTCTTTAATTCTGCTGTGTTCTTTGCTGTGACTTTGGCTAAATCAGCAGCGCGCTTACGAGCTGCCGCTTCTGCTGCCTTCTGTTGAGCCAAGGCTTGAGGGCTCATTGGGATATTAGTGCCTTCCCAGACCTTCATGTAGTCACGCTTCATGCGGCGATTAAACTCTGCTACTTGGGCTTCTTCTGCTGCCTTGAACATGCCAGTCCAAGTCTTAGCACCAAGCATGGCTTTGATAATGGCAACGCCTTCTGTAAAGCGATCCATAAGACCAACGAAGCGGTCTGCCATTCTGTCAATCTTTGTGACTAGCTCATCCACGCTGCCAGTACCAGCAAGAGCCATAGTTAGGTCAATAATTGCTGCGCCGATTTTCTCCTGCGCTTCTCCTGCGGCTGTAGATAACACTTGAAGTTTTCCAGCGTAAGTATCTAGGAAGGCTGCGTTAGCACCAGAGAATTGTTTATTGAGTCGAGCGGTAACTTCCTCGAAGCTGGCTGTCTTAAGTTGTGCCTGTGAAAGTCCAAGGTTGTATTTACGAAGACCTCTTGTCTGCCCGACGTATGCAGCGGCTAAATCTTGCGCAACGGTTTCGAGCGCGACCCCACTACCCACGGAGATGTCAATCGCCTGCCGTAGAGCCTTCTGGCTGGCTGTAAGTGATCCTGTGGTGGTGAGCAAAGCCTGAAACGCTGGGCGAAGCTGACTGTCTGTAACTCCTGATGCTTTAGAAAGGCTGTCGATGTATTGGTTAATTGCTGGAGAAGATAGTTCAAGCCCAAGGTTTTTGACCACTTGGGTAAGCCGCATGGCTTCCTTCTGGTCTTGGATAAATGCCTGTGCTGCCTTTTTGCCAAAGGCTGTAATTGCCGCTGCGCTAAGTGTTACGCCTAAAGTTCTGCCAAGAGTCTTGAGCTTCTTATCAAAGGAATCAACTGACTTGCCAGCCTTGTTGATGCCAGAAGCATCGAGGATAGTGGCAATGCGTATTGCTAGATCGGTTGCTGCCATGGTTATCCCTTTACCTTGTAAATGCGTCCGCCACCAGACTTAACTAGGTCTGCAACCTTTTCGTTGGTGTTCTGGATTGCCTTAATGACTGCTGCATTAGTTTTGCCTTGGTCTTCCGCCCATGCTCTAAACATGGCTCGACCTGTCATCTTTTGACCTTGACCCTTTAACTGTCCATTAAGGCGTGGGGTAAATCGACCTGTGTTACCAGACTTACGCCCTGCTGTCTCATAGATAGAACCAGCAGCGGACTTGTTAAACACAGCTGCTAAAGCCTTGAAGCCGCTTCTATTGGCGCGGGTTGGGGTGGTTTGATAAGTAATACCTTTGCTGGCAATGGCACGATCATAACCGCGATTCTCCCACTTGCCTTTCTGGTTCTCTTTCAACCAGCCGCTAGGCACAGAATCATTAGAAGGTAGGAAGCCACGCGCATCACGCACAATAGGCTTGAGCGCGTTAGCCACTTCCTTCTGGCTTTCCTTGGCTAATTCAGGTGCATACTGCTTAAGAGCTTCGCGTAGTTCAAGTGCGCCTGTTACGACGATTGGCATCGCTCTGCTCCTTCGCTATGTCCTTTAGTACCTGTAGATGAGCCTTGAAAGCCATCGTAGGAAGTTCCACGATGGAGTTGAACGGAACTCCATACTCGTAACTTAATCTAGCTGCGAGATAGGTGATGGAGTTCCGATCAAGCCAGAGGGTCGGACTCTAAGACTTCGACACCTTTAAGTGTCTCCAAGAATCCTTCTCCGAATGGCTTAACCACTTCACCCGAGCGGCGAATGGCTTCCCAGCACAACCAATAAACATCAGATTGCTTCTGATCTTCAATGAGTGCTTTATGAAAGCCTTTCTTTGCAAACTGCTCAAAGCTGTACTCCAAGACTGGAGTTATCTCAAACTCCTGCACCTGTCCGTCAGCCCTTGTAACTTTAAGTTTTGCCATAGCCCTTATCTCCTTTTACGCTGTTGTTACTGCAATAGTACCATTCACGTTCCAAGTTACGGACTGTGTTGAAAGGTCTCCAACTGCGCCGTTAATCGGTGTGATGTTATTTACCAAGCAAGACATTGTGTAAAGCGGGTTGCTTGCTGATGTAGCAGCAGAAGTCTGCTTGACTGTAACTGTTGTCGATGTTCCCCATACTGTATTAAGAGTCTGGAGTGTCTTGGATGTTGCTTCATCGTTGAAGAAGTCAATAGTGATAGATGATGCTTCAAGACCCTTAACGAACTTGTGTCCTGAATCACCCATCGCTGTCACTTCGAGTTCATCGAATGTGCGGTTGATTGTTACTGATGATACGAGTGAAGATAGATCTACCGCATTGACAGTTAGAACTACTCCGTTGCTTAGATATACTGCCACGATTTATTCCTCTTCTTTCTTAGGTTGGCTTTGTTTCTGGCTTAGAAGCAACCTGACCGATTTTAATCAGGAAGGCTTCGTTCTCTTTTTCCCATTGTGCTAAATCGGTCATGATTTAACTCCATTCCGTAAGTGTGCTGATTGCAATGTCGCAAGCCAGCAAGTCTCCTGTTGGCAGGTTCAGCACTTTAGGGCTGGACACGCTGCCTACATTGAACACGATAGATGAGGCTTCCAAGAGCTGAAAGACTCGAACCACATCATCTTCAATTCCTGCGAGGTTTCCCTGATTGTCCAGTAATGGCACAAGGATAGTAATAGTAAAGTTGGCTAATGGCGCGACTGATGTGCGGTCATTGTTTGTAGGCGTGATGTATGGATCAGCAGGGCTGACAATAACGCTGTTAGCAATAGGCGTAGCAGGTGGGAACGAGAACACGCTCCACTTGGTATTGTCAGTAAGTGCCGAGGCTATAGAAGCTCGAAGAGTAGTTATCGCTGGCATCAGCCCACCATAGATGAGGGCGAGAGATACGGACTTATGAGCCCTCTGATTCTAGCCAAAAGTTGGTTTGACATGGTGTAGGGCGATGGGGCGTAGCCGTCAATAGATACGCCTTGACCTGTTGGTGCTTGACGTGCTTGCCAGATAGCCACAGATACCATGAGGCTTGCTTCCTGAATGGCTGGT